ATACTCCACACCAGCCAGACCGTATGCAGCAATTGATGTGCGGAAGTCACACGGGGTATAAACGCCAAAGGGGAATTCTTCAAACTCCAGAAGAACGCTGCGGACGCAACTAATATCTAATCTCATAGTATAGCAACTCCCTTCAAGCAAATCTTACCACGCGATTGGGAGAAAAGTCAACAAAACACCAAATCAAAACAACGCCGAAAGGCAGGAGGAAACGGAAATGAAGGTTATCAATAAGAGCGGCAGCGAGATCAACTACGAGGCAGCGGTCAATTACATGGACGACGACATCCGCGAGGACGTGTGCGCCGAAATCGCACCTTGCACGGAGCAGGAATTCTTCACGGCGTACGAGGAAGCCCACGCGGCAGCGTTCGGCGAGGACTGGTTCTTGAGCGGCAAGAACCCCTGCTATTGATAATTCCTTGGGCGGCGCTGCCGCCCGGTGTAATGCAGCCGATGCCGGTTCCCAGCCCGGATAAATGCAGAGGACACCAAATTCAAAAGGGGGTGAGGTGGATGTCCGAGGAGAACAAGCAGCAGATCGAGCGCATCTGCACCGAGGTCAACAAGCTCGACGCAGCCAAGCAGGAAATCATCCTTGCATTTGCGCAGGGACTTGTCTGCGGCACGAAGCACACGGAAAAGAGCGCGTAAACGCAGTAACAAACGAAAGGAGGACACTATGACGGAAGAAGAATTCCTCGAACTCCACGCGAGAGAAACGGCAGAGGAAAAACGCAGGAATGAATCTACGCCGAAAGCGCTTCAAGGAGTTTGGATACCAATTCTTGTATCTTCGGCCACAACGATTTTAATACAGTTATTGCTACGGTGGTTAGGATTGACACAATGATTGGAATCCATGCGTTTTTCAGCCAGAGCATGCGGCGCTTCTGCCGACGCGCGAAACCGAATTCCTGTATCGCCATTTTCCCCAGTTCTGTGATTTGGAACTTCGTTTCGTCCGTCTGGCTGTGAACGAGATAAGCGGTGTTCGGCTTCGGCATCGAGATCGCCGGGGATTTTCCAAACTGCGAATACTCTGGCGTTGACAGTTTCCTCACTCGCAAGGAAACCGCATCAATTTTGGGTAGTTTGCGCGATATGGATTCGATGTCCGCTTCTCCAAGTGCTTTTACGGTCCTTAGAATTCGGATGTCCGTTTCATTGGGTTCGTACATAAAATCACAACCTTTCAAGCAAATCTTACCACGCGGCGTGGAGAAAAGTCAACAAAACACCAAATCAAAACAACGCCGACAGGCAAGAAGGAGGACACTATGACGCGGGACGATATTAGAGAGACGCTTGAAAAGCAGTTGCAGCTACTTTCCGTGCGATCAGCGAAGGAAGCTGGCGCAGCCCTCGCGGCGATGTCTGAGGCGATGGAACACATCAGCGAGTTCCTGTTCCGGACAAGCCGGTCTGGCGTTATCCACGTTGAGGTGGATCGTCAGAAGATGTTTTCAGAGCTGATTGAAGAAATGCGTGATAAGCACGCAGAAGGTCAACCGTAGTCCTCATGCTTGCTTTGACCAAAATGGAGGGAAGCATCATGTTTTGTATGATCGCGAAGCGCGGCCCGGATGGCCGGTTCCTGCCGGGCACACGCATCGGGGACGAGGAAATCCCCCGAGAAACCATCCTCGACTTTGCCTCTTTTGTGGCGAAGCGGATGCAGACCGGAGACTTTGTAAATCAGGCGGCACAGCCCGCCACGGAAAAGGAGGACTAATCAATGCAAAAGTACGAACTGGCCGTTCCGGCCACTATCGAGGCGCAGGAGCTTCGGGAGCTGGAACGGCGAACGGATGCCCGGCGTGACCGTGTCAAGGCGGCAGAGCAGCGGGCGGCAATTCTGGAGGGCAAACTCCGGCAGGAGCGGGAAGCGCACCGGCGCGAAGTTGAGGGCTTGGCGACCTTCGTCACGGTGGTGACGCTGATCGTGGCCTGCGGCGTGTGTGTGTTGGCCGCGCCGATCTGGACGGTGATCTTCCCGGCGGCTGGATGCCTGGCGGTGATGAGAAAGGCTGGGTGGGTATGAAAGCAATCGTAAAAAAGAAAGTTCCCACCGGCGCGGGCACGCCGACGGGAACAAACGGAAATGGAGTTACCATTATCTTAGCAAAAGACGGTGTCCGTGTCAACTACCTGTGGAAAAAATTTCCGGAGGAGGTGGACAAGCCGTGACGATGGAGCAATACCTCAACGAGCACAGCCCCCACGAGGGCGAAGAATGCTCCGAACCTATCCTTTGCGAATACTGCGGTGAGGAAATCACGGGGCAGTTATTTACGGACGGCGAAATCAACCTGCACCCGGAATGTGCGCTTGAGTATGTCGAGGAGCAACTGTCGGACATTGAGATCGTAGAGCACTGCGGTTTCCGGCTGCTTGGTTAGGAGGCGCGCACATGATCCCAAGAGACGAATGGAAGCTCTCACAGCAGGAGCTTGTCGATGCTTTAAAGCCTGCGCTTCCGGGCATCTCCACGACGGCGGTATCGCTTGCAGAGCGGTCGAAGGTGACGGGCGTACAGTTTACGCAAAAAGCCGTGAAAGCCGCCTATGCGGCCACAGGCCATCTTAAAAAGTCGGAGAAGCGCCGCAACCCGTACAGGGTGACGCTTTGGATCACAGCAGACATGAAAAAATGGCTGCAATCGCAGGCCGAGGGCGGCAATATCAACGATTTCCTGCGGGGTGTGATCCTGCGGATGATGGAGGAGGTACGCAATGCTGCCGAGAATTGATAGCGGGGTTGCCTCGTACATTGCTGCGCGCGCAACGGTGACTGTGTATTTCCCCGTCGACCTTAAAGGCAATAGTCTCGTATGCTGTGAGCTGTGCCCGCGATACCGGCCAAACTCCCGCCGCTGCGGGCTGAACGATGCGGTCGTTGAATACCCCGGTAAGTATATCGGGAGCCAATGCCCGCTGGAATTTGAAGAAATGGAGGATAATAATGTTCAACCCGAAAGAGCATCTGATTGATCTTAAAGGCAAGGATTACTTGCAGGTGATGTGGCGGCTCGTGTGGTTTCGTGAGGAAAAACCCGCTTGGTGCATCGACACAAGGCTGGAACAGCTTACCGAGAATCACGCGGTGTTCTCCGCGAAGATAAGCGACGAAAATGGGGTTCAGAAAGCCTCTGGGTACGGAAGTGAGAGCATCAAAGACTTCCGCGATTTCATCGAGAAGGCCGAAACCAAAGCAATCGGCCGGGCGCTTGCAATGCTGGGCTACGGGACTCAGTTTGCGCCGGAGCTTGACGAGGGCGAGCGCATCGTTGATTCTCCCGCCACGCGAAGAAAGGCATCGGCGAAGCCTGAAACCCCGGCACCGCCGAAAAAGGCAATCCTATGCCAAGAGTGCGGGAAAGAGATTGTCGGTGTTGAGTTTGCCAATGGGGCGAAGCGCACCGCCGATGAACTTGTTCGTGGGAGCCAGAACCTTTTTGGAATTCCGCTCTGCTACTCCTGCACCATGAGAAGGAGGAAGAATGCGGGCGCTCAGGGTTGAGGCTGCAAAGTGGTCAGCGGATGCGGACGGTGAATGGCTTTGCCTGAAATCGTCCCACGCCGCGATCATGGCCGCGCTGGAATCCATCGACGCATCGAAGAAATACGTCGCGGAAATCAAGCAGGAGCGCAAGGGCAGAAGCCTGAACGCCAACGCCTACTATTGGCGCTTGTGCGGCGAGCTTTCCGCAGTCCTCCGCATCCCGCCGAATGACATATACCGGCAGCATATCCGGGACGTTGGCGGAAATTACGAGATTATCCGCATCCCGGCGCGTGCTGTCCATAGCTTCACGCGGAGCTGATGCAAGGGTCACGTGGGGCGGGTGATTGAGGATATGGGAGCGGATCGCAATTGCCCGGATTTTAGATACCTACAAGTATACTACGGTTCCAGCGACTACGATACGCGCCAGATGTCCCGGCTGATCGAGCTGATGGTCACGGACTGCAAAGCGCACGGCGTAGAAACGCTGACACCGGAAGAAATGGGGCGAATGATGCTTGAATGGGAGAACAAAGGCGCTGCAAATCCCGCAGGCGGTGAAGCAGCGGGTATATGAGCGCGACGGTGGTTGCTGCATCTTCTGCGGGGCTCCCGGTGATCCGTGGTGCCACTACATAGGGAGAGCGCAGGGTGGGCGCGGACTCGAGGAGAACATCCTGACCATGTGCGCCGAGCATCACAGAGCATTTGACCAAGGGAACCAAGCCCAGCGCATGGTGCTGAAATTCCTCGCAAGGGATTACCTCAAAGCATACTATCCAGGATGGCTGGAAGAAAATTTGATCTATCGGAGGGAGTAACACAATGTTAAACAAAGTTATCGTAATGGGCCGCATGGTCAGAAATCCGGAGCTTCGCCGGACGAACTCCGGCACAGCGGTTGCAAGTTTTACAATCGCCTGCGACCGCGATTTTAAGTCGGATGGCGGGGAGCGCGAGGCGGATTTCATCGAGTGCGTTGCGTGGCGCAATACGGCTGAATTCGTCAGCAAGTATTTCGCCAAGGGCCGTATGGCTGTGGTGTCCGGACGGCTCCAGACCCGCAACTGGACGGACAAGGAAGGTAACAAGCGCAAGGCAACGGAGATCGTCGCGGAGAGCGTCTATTTCGGCGACAGCAAGCGCGAGGAGTTGCAGAACTACGCCGCGCCGCAGGAATCCTTCGCGGAGCTTCCGGACGATGGCGAGATTCCGTCCTGAGGCGGTACAAATGAAGCGAGAACAATTTACTTTTTACAGGAGCTACTACGAAGCGATCAAAACGCTTCCTGCGAAAGAATTAAAATCAGTGCTCCTTGCGATCTGCTCCTATGCCCTCGATGAGGAAGTGCCGGTGCTCTCCGGAATCTCAAATTCTGTTTTCGTTTTGATCCGTCCGACGCTGGACAGTGGCCGCAAGAAAGCAGAGAACCGCGTTAACAAACGCGGAACAAAACGAGAACAAAACGAGAACAAAACGGAACAAAACCGCAAGGAGAGCGAGGGGGAGAGAGAGGTAGAGAGAGAGGTAGAGGTAGAGAGAGAGGACGATATGTCTATATCTATTATCCCTGTCATCCCTAGCGCGCGCGAAGCGCCGCCTGCGTCTCCACCGTCGAAGACAAGCGCCTCTGTTGGCTATTTTTTGCACCACATCAACGCAAGCGCCTCCGGCGAGTGCTTGCGGGAGCTGCTGGGCTACGAGCAGAAACTTGGCTCCGACGTGTGCATCTACGCGATGCGCTATGCCATCGACGAGAAAAAAACAGCATGGAGCTATATCCGGGCGATATTGGCCGCATATGTCCGCGACGGAGTGAAGTCAGTTGACGATATAAAGCGGCGGGATATGCAGCGGGGGCAGCGACCGACAGGAAAGAATGCAGCTCGCAATGCGCAGTACAGCACGCATGGTGGCTCGGTGTCAGATTTGGAGCGCAAGGCAATCGAGGCGGCGCTCCGGGAGGGCGGAGCATGATCCACTACACGATCATGGGCGAGCCACGGACGAAGAAAAACCACCAGAAGATTGTTGGAACTGGGAGACGTTGCCCATGCTGCGGGAAACCTACAAAACAGTGGATTCAGCAGGGCGATGCGTACATGAAGTACGCCGAACTGGTTGCGTGGCAGCTTCATCCTGTGCCGGACAAGCCAATCGATTACCCCGTGAATTGCTGCTATTTGTTTTACATGGCAACGCGGCGCAAGGTGGACGGGCTGAACCTCGCGGCGGCGCTTGATGATATCCTCGTCGAGCGTGGGGTATTGGCCGACGATAATTCCCGCATCGTTGCCGGGCACGACGGGACGCGGGTGCTGTACGACCCGAAAAATCCGAGAACGGAAATTTACATAACGAAAATGGAGGAAAACACATGAGCGAACCAATTATCGCCTACAAGGGCTTTGACAAAGACATGAAGTGCAGAGGTTTCCAGTACGAGGAGGGCAAAACATATCACACGCCCGGGGCGGTTCTTTGCAAAGAGGGAGCACACGCCTGCACGATGCCGCTGGATGTGCTTGGATACTATCCGCCGGGCGATGGAAGCATCTACCGGATGGTAGAACTGGACGAAGTGTGCGACGAGAAAAGCGATGACAGCAAGGTTTGTGCGAAAACGATAAAAATCGGCGCTGAAATCGGGATTCCAGGCCTCGTCAAAGCACAAATCGAATGGGTAAAGAACACCATCGGTTTCGACGAAAAGATCAAAAAGGCGAAAGGGTCTCCGGATAAGCATGCGACGGGCTATTGGGGCGCGGCCTCTGCGACGGGCACTTGGGGCGCGGCCTCTGCGACGGGCGAACAGGGTGCGGCCTCTGCGACGGGCACTCGGGGCGCGGCCTCTGCGACGGGCTATTGGGGCGCGGCCTCTGCGACGGGCACTCGGGGCGCGGCCTCTGCGACGGGCGAACAGGGTGCGGCCTCTGCGACGGGCAATTGGGGCGCGGCCTCTGCGACGGGCGAACAGGGCGCGGCCTCTGCGACGGGCACTTGGGGCGCGGCCTCTGCGACGGGCTATCAGGGCGCGGCCTCTGCGACGGGCAAAGCGTCGGTCGCTATGGCATCCGGACGTAATGGCCGTGTAATGGGCACTATCGGCTGCGCGATCTTCGCAGTGGAGCGTGGCGAATGGGATGGCAATACATACAAGATTATCTCCGTCGCGGCCGGAATCGTGGACGGCGTAACGATCAAAGAAAAGACGTGGTACAAGTGCGTCGGCGGAAAATTTGTGGAGGTGTGATGGCGTGAGATGCGAAATCTTCCACGACAATTTTCAGAATTACAAAAAGTATGGCATCCCGAAAGCGCAGCTTGTGATCGCGGACATTCCATATAACATCGGCGCGGACGCTTACGGAAGCAATCCGATGTGGTACAAGGGCGGAGATAACAAAAACGGCGAGAGCAAGTTTGCAAAAAAGTCGTTTTTTAACTGTGATGGCTACTTTAAGATTGCAGAGTATATGCACTTCTGTTCAAAACTTCTGAGGAAAGAGCCGAAGGAGAAGGGCAAAGCACCGGCAATGATCGTATTTTGCGCATTCGACCAGATTCAGACGGTTGTGGAGTACGGAAAGAAATACGGATTCATGAATCACTACCCGATATTTTTTGTAAAAAACTACTCCGCGCAGGTATTGAAAGCCAATATGCGCATTGTAGGAGCGACAGAATTCGCGGTAGTTTTGTATCGGGACAAGCTGCCGAAGTTCAACAACGGACGGCAGATCGGCGAGGATGGCAAGCCGATACGAGGCACGGGCAAGATGGTATTTGACTGGTTTCAGTGGGAGCGGGACGGGAAAAACATTCCGAAAATCCACCCGACGCAAAAGCCGGTGGCCGTTTTGAAGCGGCTGATTGAGATTTTTACCGATCCCGGCGAGGTTGTGATAGACCCGTGCTGCGGCTCGGGGACGACGCTGCGGGCGGCGCGGGAGCTTGGACGGGAGGCGTATGGATTTGAGATCGACCGGAATTTTTACCGCCGGGCGAAGGAAGAAATGCTGAAGCCGGACGATCAGATCAGGATGGAGGATGTGACATGACGCATCTGAGCCTGTTTAGCGGCATCGGAGGGCTGGATCTGGCGGCGGAATGGGCCGGGTTTGAAACCGTCGGACAGTGCGAATTTGCCGACTATCCCACAAAGGTGCTGGAAAAGCACTGGCCGGACGTGCCGCGCTGGCGCGACATCCGGACTTTGACAAAGGAGAGCTTCTATGAGCGAACAGGACTACGAACAGTTGACGTTATTTCCGGCGGATTCCCCTGCCAGCCGTTTTCCGTGGCAGGAAAGCAAAAAGGGAAAGGGGACGATCGTTACCTATGGCCTGAGATGCTCCGAGTTATCCGAGAGCTGCGCCCGCATTGCGTTGTCGGTGAGAACGTTCCTGGAATCCTCAAGATTGCCGCCGGGCGAGTGGTCAAGGATCTGGAGCAGGAAGGGTATCACGTCGTCGTGTTCTGTTTTGAAGCTGCGGCTGTCGGAGATTGGCACAGGAGAGCAAGGGTGTTCTTCGTCGGGTGCGCCAAAAATGTGGAAAACGCCGGTCGTAGCAGACGCGACAGCCAGAAAAATGTTTGTGAACAGCCGAGGCGAACCGAATCTGTCCGGGCAGGTGAGACTATGGCCGACACCGATGGCGAGAGACCACAAGGGTGCAAACAGCATGGAGCACCTAAAACAGGCGAAGGAACCGGGGAACCAACACCACGTTGGACAACTGGCAAACGCGGTGAAACTCTACACAACACCGTGCGCGGCGGATGCGACGGGAACGACCGGAGGAAAGAATCACAGGAGCTTGCGAACGGACGTTGCTGGGCAGCTGAACCCGATGTGGGTAGAGTGGCTAATGGGATTCCCAATCGGGTGGACAGACTTAAATGCCTCGGAAACGCGGTAGTCCCGCAGCAGGCATATCCGATCTTCCGCGCATTGCGGGAGGAATTAACGAGAATGGAGGAAACGACATGACCAAAGAAGAAATCGTGCTGGCGCTGCGGGTGTGCGGCAACGAGGAAAGCTGCCCACGTTGCCCATACTTCAACATTGCGGCATGGAAGTTCCGCTGCAATGAAAAAGACACCGAAGCCGCCGACCTGATCGAGGCGCAGGCGGCGGAGATCGAGAAGCTGAAAGCGCAGGTGCCGGGGTGGATACCGGTGACGGAGCGCTTGCCAGAAGTGCACCAAAATACAAGAAAAAGCGACGCTATGCTTGTGTATACGAGGCGAAAGCTCTTTATGGTAGCGGTTTGGAACGGAATAGACTGGCTTGTACCAAAGGACTTTGGGAACGCTTGGGGCGACGAAATTGTTTATTGGATGCCGCTGCCGGAGGTGGAGGTATGAAACAGAGCGGATATCTGAAGCGGCAGGCGGATGTGCAGGATCGCCTGCTGAAGATTGGGACGGAGGTCGGGCAGCAGCAGGTCTTCGACGCGCTGGCGTTGGCCTTGCGCGATCCGGCGGTCATGGGCGCGAAAGGCGTACTCGGTCCGGCAAAGGTCAAGACCGTGTGCCAGCGTGTACAGGAGATTGTGCAGGAGTTTGCGGATGCATGGTCTCCCGGCCCGGAGCAGGATTACCAGCAGGACAGGCTCGATCGGGCGCTGAAGGACATTTTTGGCGGGGATTTGCAGCCGTTTGCGGAAAGATATCCGTACATCAAAGAGCAAAAATACGGGAGGAAACAATGATGGGACGACTGACAAAACGTGCGGGAGGCACTGTGGTTTACGCCGGGAGATACAAACAGTACGAGGGCGGAGACATACCCGCCGAGGTTAGCACGCAAGGAGTCCGCGAGCTGCTGGTAAGACTGGCCGAATACGAGGACACGGGGCTGGGGCCGGAACAGTGCGAAAACGCAAAGGCCATCATCGAATCTGTCTTTAGCGATGACACATCAAAGGCAGAACGGATTTGGGAGCTGTTGAAAGCCGACAGGGACGGGCGGCTGGTGGTGCTGCCGTGTGAGGTTGGATCGATCGTGTATACCGAGTTTTGCGACGAGATAGTTGAGAAGCGCATCGGGCAGTTTCATGTGAACGGCTACACGGAACCGCGCCTCTGGGCAGACATCGACTGCGACTGGACAAGCACGCAGTGTGTAAGATGGGATTTGGCGATCGGAAAGACAATTTTCTTGACCCGAGAGGAAGCGGAGGCGGCATTAAAGGAGGTGCAGAAGGGTGATTGAATTGAAGCCATGTCCGTTCTGCGGCTGTCATGACTATGGTGTACACCTGCAAAAACTCTACTACGAGAATGACAACTACACCAAGTATAAGGCCATGTGTGAAGACTGCGGCGCAGAGGTTGGTGAATTTGCCACACCGGAACGATCAATTGAAGCATGGAACAGGAGGGCTGACAATGGCAAAACGCATTGAGGCGACGAAGTACATTAAACGGGATGACATACTGGCATACCCACTGCGGAGGGCGACTTGCGACAAGGGAAACGCGAACACACGCTTCGTGGATGGCGTGGAGGCGGCGATGGAGTACGCGGAGAAACTGCCGTTTGTCGAGTGCAAATCGTATGAGCGATGCGGGGAAAACCCGAAGAAACTCATACTGAAGAACGTGACAGAGTACGTTGATCTAGCTGATCTGCTGAAATGTCCCCTGCGGGATGACACTTACAAGCAAACGTTTGGAGACTGGAATTTTTGGATCGGGGTGGAGTCCGTTATGGAGTACGCGGAGAGTTTACCGGCCGTCAGAGTCAAAATGAACAGGGGAATCGAAGATAAAAGGCCTTTATACGACCTGATAAAGGCGAACGCTTCGTTGGTATGCTGCAAGGACTGCGAATACAGCTACGAGGATATTGCGGGACTGATGCGCTGTTATAAGGGAAACGCGGATCGCATCGTGCGGGAGGACTTCTTCTGCGCGGACGGAGCGAAAAGGGAGGCGGCAAAGCGTGAAAGCAATGGCTGAATACATCGAGCGCACGGAAGAACTCGTGCTTGCCATGAACGCCGGGGCGAGAGCAATCGAAAACACGAAGCGTTATCACGGTGCTGTTTACACCAAAGATTTTTTTTCGGAGGACTCACGGGAAATCCCGTACTTGCTGGCTGCCAAAGTGTTGCGGGAAGTAAGCGATGCCCCCGCCGCTGATGTGGCCCCGGTGGTGCGGTGTAAAGATTGTAAGCATTTCAATTTTGAGCACATGGAATGTGAAAATGAGGCTGTTTCAACCGATCACGAGGGGGGAGCATCATACAGTTTGAATTTTTACTTGGACGATTTTTGCAGCTACGGAGAACGAAAGGAGGGAACCAATGATTAAAGGGAAATACGTTGCGGTGGTGGAGATTGATTTCGCAATCGACGAAAACGACCCGACTATCAAGCCGTTTGATAAAATCCGGGACGAGGTGCGGTACGATCTCACACCGGCTATACAGGAAATGTTGGGAGAAGACTTTAAAGGGGTTGGAAAGGTAACCGTGAACCAGATGTACGCCGATTTGTATCAGGTTCAGGCAGCAGAAGAATGCAACAAAAAGCCGACTGTGGATGTTGCGCAGATAGTGCGCTGCAAGGCTTGCGCCAATTTCCGGCAAAACGTGCGCGGCGGTTGCTGGTGCGACGTGTGCGGCTGCGTAATCACGCCGGACGACTTTTGCAGCTTCGGAGAACGGAAGGAGTAACAAACAATGACAGACGACCAGATCAAGAACCCTGACCTATGCGAGCGCTGCCGGTACTCCGACGAGTCGTGCGAGGCTCCGCGATCCTGCACAGGCTGCAAGCAGCACATCAATGCGCCGACGATCCTTTATCTCTGCCGGTGCGACACCGTAAAAGACGGAACGGTGTGTAAGTATTTTGAGGAGGCGGAAAGTTGAAAGAAACGATGGTGCTTATCAACCCGCGCAAAGGCGACGGACACGGCGTGTGTGACGCGCGAGTTCCGCTGCGTGAGCTTGTCCCCGGCCTGCGGCTGACGCTTCCCGTCAACGGAACTGGCCACAACGATCCTCCGGTGTCGCATAGATGCGTCGTCCGTCATGTGCATTATGCGCACCGCTGGATTCGCGTGGAGTACAAAATGAGCGGTCAGACGCTGACGGAGTGCTTCAAATTTGTAGAGGAGGCGAGTTAGCATGTATTATGGCTGCGACATGGGCTATAAAATGGCCGAAAATGATCTTCGCAACTATGCTGCAAACAAGGCCGCAATTATCAACCTTCGGGAGCAGATTAAGAACTTGGAGGATGAGGCCGGGCAGATTCGGAGCGCGACAGCAGATGCAACGCCGGTGCAGGGCGGCGGCTCCACGCGTGAGGATCGGATACTGTCTAACATCCACATGCGGGATAAGCTCGCCGGGGCGTTGAAATCTGCGGAATCGGATGTTTCCAGAGTGGAGCGGGCGCTTGCGCTGCTGGATGACGAAGAGCGGCTGATTCTAAACCGGTTCTACATCAATCGGCACAAAGACAGCCTTTTCAGGCTAATGGAGGAGCTAGGAATCGAGCAATCCGCAGTTTACGAGCGAAAAAGCAAGGCATTCTTCCATTTCCGGAAAGCGCTATACCCGGCAGCGCTCTAAAATCCGGAAAAAAACCGGAAGAAATCCGAAAGAATCTGTGCTACAATGGTATCGTAAATAATTGCGCATGGCACCGGAGAAATCTTCGGTGCCTTTGCTATTGAGAGGTGGTGACATGGGTGCAAGGCTTACAGAAAAACGGAAAAAGAAAATCTATGCGGATTATGCGCAATGCGGCACCTATGCCGCCGCAGCAAAGCTGAATGATGTTTCCAACAACACGGTAAAGAACGTAGTAAAGGAGTTCGGAAATTCAGATTTTGCAGAAGAATGCAACCAAAAAAAAGAAGAGATTTCCAAGGATATTCTCTCGTACATGGAGAGTAAAAAAAGCGTTGTTTGCGATATCATCGAGCTTGGGCTTTCCACCATGCTCGACCCAGAGAAAATGAAGAATGCGACGTTATCCCAGATCACGACGGCGCTCGGCACTCTGATCGACAAATGGGCTATCGTCAGCGGCGCACCCGCCGCAGATGACCGAGAAGATGCGTTGAGCAAGAGCTTGCGGGAATTAGCGGAGGGAATCAAAAGTGATTAGCCCGAAGCAAAAGAAAATCCTCGCGTTCCCGTACACCGAGTACGATGCGCTGATCTGCGACGGTGCGATCCGCTCCGGCAAGACCTCAATCATGATGTGGGCTTTTGTTAAGTGGGCCATGGATAATTTCAGTGGGCAGTGTTTTGGCGTCTGTGGCCGCACGGTGGATAGCTGCACAAAAAATATCATCGTTCCTTTTACGGCCATGTCATTGGCACGACAAAAATATATTATCCGCTGGCGTCGCGGGGATAAGGTGATGGAAGTCCGGCGAGGCGCCGTGACCAATTACTTTGAAGTGTTCGGTGGCAAAGACGAGGCTAGCTATACACTGATTCAGGGCCGCACACTTGCAGGCGTGCTTCTGGATGAGGTTGTGTTGATGCCGCGTTCTTTCGTGGAGCAGGCGCTAGGACGCTGTTCGGTCGACGGATCGCGGTTGTGGTTCTCCTGCAACCCGGCAAGCCCGCAACATTGGTTTTATACTGAGTGGGTAGAAAAGCACAAAGATCGGAATGCGCTATACCTACATTTTGAGATGCGGGACAACCCATCACTGAGCGAGAAAATCCTTGCACGCTATGAATCCATGTACTCCGGCGTTTTTTACCGCCGGTATGTGCTGGGTGAATGGTGCATCGCCGAGGGACTTGTATACCAGATATTTGATCCTGAAAAGCACGTCACGAGCGATCTGCCGACCGATGGTCGCTATTATATATCCGTGGACTACGGCACGCTGAATCCCTTTTCTGCGGGCTTGTGGTGTCTTAAAAATGGGGTTGCAACGCGCATCCGGGAGTATTACTATTCCGGGCGCGAAACAAACCGGCAGAAGACGGACAGCGAGTATTATGCGGAGCTGGAAAAGCTGGCGGGAGACCTTCCAATAGAGTGCATTATCATTGACCCGTCGGCGGCATCCATGATTACGGAGATTATCCGGCGCGGGAGGTACACCGTCCGAAAGGCCAATAATAACGTGCTGCCTGGCATTAGTTATACGGCGGCGCTTTTGCAGGCTGGACGGCTGAAGATCGGGAGCAGCTGCAAGGACGCAATCCGGGAATTCGGATTGTATAGCTGGGATGATAAGTCGCAGGAGGACAAAGTCATCAAGGAGAATGACCATTGCCTTACGGGGGATACGTTGGTCGATACGCCAGACGGGCAGAAACGCATCCGCGATATGGTCGGAACGAATGGAGAAATCTATACGACGGACGGGGAGAAAGCCTGCGTCGGGCGTTACCATGATGTCAGAATGACATCCGCCGCAGCGGAAGTATTTGAGATTCAGCTTGAAAACGGGAAGAAAATCAAGGCAACGGCAGATCATCCAATTCTTACACTGCGCGGCTGGGTGAGGCTTAAAGACCTCACTGAAAGCGACAAAATTGCATACATAGGAGAATGAAATATGATCCAGTATTCAGCGGATGGCGAAATTGCAATCTATGATGGGTACAAATTCAGGCGCGACCCGAATACAGGGTACTATCTCTGCACAAAGAAAACGGATGCGGGTAAACGTGAGCGCCTGCATGTCTACGTTTGGAGAAAGGCTAATGGTAGCATCCCAGACGGCTACCATGTCCACCATGTGGACGAAAACAAGAGGAACAACGAAATTAATAATCTGGTAGCTATGCCGGGGATTTCGCACGCTTCATTCCACGGGAAAGAATTGTGGGATAAAAATCATGAGCGCATGTCGCAGATTGTACGCGACAACGCCGTCCCGGCGGCGAAAGAATGGCACGGCAGCCCCGAAGGGAAAGCATGGCACGCTGATCACATGCGGGAAACAATGGCAAGGTTGGAGAAGAAAGAGTATGCTTGCCAAAGGTGTGGCCGAAAATTCAAGGCACTGCCGGTCGGGATGGAGAAAAAATTCTGTTCTAACGCCTGCAAAACAGCGGCGAGGAGAGAAAGCGGGATTGATAATGAAGAAAGGCAATGCCAATATTGCGGGAAAAAGTTCGCAACGAATCGGTACAGCGGCGCAACTTCCTGTTCGGGAAGGTGTGCCGCTTTGCTACGTTGGGATAAAAGGCATAAAGCCAGCAGGGCGTGAGCCTGTTTTCAATATGGAGGTCGACGGGACACATTGCTTTTCCGTTAATGGCGGTGCAATCGTTCATAACTGCATGGACGACATCCGCTATTTTTCATTTACCGTCCTGCGGCAAAAACTTTTTTACGAGATGAGGGATTACCGTGATGCGCTGGAAACGGTGGATGATCAATAAATTTCTCCCGGCGTGGTGCCGGTCGGAGCTGATAGACGAGAACCGGAGGCTCGCGGAAAAGATAGAAAAACAGGCGGCATTGATTGACCGCCTGAACGCATACATTGACGGCTTGCAGGATGCTCTATGCCGCCAGCCGAGAATCATCATTAACGGAGGTGACGCGCATGGGGATCATGAGCGCAATCTTTGACGCAAATAAAATCCACAATTTTGAACAGGCGTTCGGCGCGAAAGACCTGACCACGCCGGAGATGCGCGCAGCCATCGTCGATTGGTATGCGTTGTATTACAACAGCGCACCGAGCGATAAAGAGGATCCATGCCAGCGGCTCCCCGTTGCGATTGTGTCCAAGATTTACAAGGCCATGTTTGGCGAGTATGCAACGCAGGCGAAGGACGAGTTCGTTCTTTCCCTCTTGGACGAGCTGTCTGCACAGCGCAAGGCCGCAACGCAGCAGATGCTGACCGGCGGGCAGTGTTTTCTTAAGCCGGTTATTGACGACGGGGGGATTACCTTCGGCATCGTCAACCGGCAGAATTATATTCCGCTGGCCAGAGATGCGCACGGAAACATTACAGACATCGGCACGGCGGAGATCACCGAGGTTGGGAAGACGATATACACGTTGCTCGAGCGCCGGACGGTGGATGCACGTGGATATCTCACAATTGAGAGCCGCCTGTTCCGGTCGGAAAGCCGGGGCATCCTCGGGACGCAGGTTCCGCTTGCAACGCTCGATAAGTACGCGGAGCTTGTGCCGGAGCTGCGATACAGTGAGCCGGTCGGCTCTGTAGGCCTTATCCCGCTGCGCAGCCCTGCGGAAAACTGCGTGGATGGGTCTCCGGATGCGGTATCTGTTTATGCTGCTGCGGTTGGGCTGATCCACAATATCAACCGTAACGAGGCGCAGCTCAACGTTGAGTTTGAAAACGGAGAAAGCCGCCTGATCGTGCCGGATACAATGCTCCGGAGGCGACCGGATGGCACGCGCGGTCTGGATGCGCATGTATTTGTCGGCGCGCCGCCTGACGTGGACGGGAAAAGCACAATTACCCCATTCTCTCCTGCCCTGCGAGAACAAAATTTCCTCGCGCGGAAAACCGAGTACCTGCGCAATATAGAGAGCCTGATCGGCCTTAAGCGCGGGCTGCTGTCCGATGTCGAGGTTGCAGAGAAAACCGCGACGGAGATCACGAGCAGCGCAGGCGAATACAACCTGACGGTTATTGACTTTCAGGGGCAATGGGAAGCCGCCGTCCGCGAGGCGGTTCGCGTGTGCGACATCCTCGGGCGCATCTACAAACTGCACAGCGGCACGATTGACCCCGACAAGGACGTTGCAATCTCGTGGGGCAATGGGGTCCTCTATGACGAGGATCAGACTTGGGCGGACTATAAGGCGATGGTGTCGGCTGGTTGGCTCAAGCCGGAGATCGCACTCGGCTGGTATTTTGATATGCCTACAGAGAAGGAAAGCGACCTTGCGAAGATACGCGAACGGTATATGCCGGAAGCAGAAGAAATTGACGATGAAGGAGGAACTGGCGATGGGCGGTAGAGGATCGAGCGGCGGAGTTGGATCGAATGCATTTAAGGGGAGCCGGGACGGGGCGATCCTCGGCGGTAAACCGAGGGAGATCGAATCGTACCAGAGAGAGGCGAGAGGATGGAGCCCTGGTTATCGTAAGGATGAAATCCTTGAGGCTAAAACAGACGGATACGGGAATTTGACTTTCACTTATGCGAGGGCGGACTCCTACGAAAAGACAGCGAAAACAAACCGAACCGTGTACACGAAGTATACTCTGCAAGCCGGAGCCGTGAACGGAGAAACCTTCGGCATAGATTGGAGCAAAGTGCAGTCCATTTCCGGGCAAACATACGGGCTGCGGGACGCGGCAAAAAGGGCGGGGCTTTCCTGGGATGGTGCCAGGAAGCAGTGGAGACGTAAATGATAAACTTTGAAAATCTCGACAAGTTTGCATTCCATGGTACCGGGAAGTACGGAATTCCACAGATCGAGCCGGTCGAAGTATACCCGCAGGGACGCGATTTCATCCCGATGAATTACGCGCTTAGCGTGAAAGACCCCGCATCAAAGGTTATGCACTGCTTTGTGGATGATTATCAGTTCATTCGGTACTGGAATCAGCCGGATAAATACATACCGCGATTGTCGCAATTCGCTGGCGTGTGCGCCCCTGATTTCTCGACCTACACAGATATGCCGCTCGCAATGCAGATTTATAACCACTATCGGAAGCACTGGATTGCGGCATATTGGCAGCTTCACGGGATGACAGTTTATCCAACGGTTTCGTGGAGCGACGAACAAAGCTATGGTTGGTGCTTTGATGGCGAGCCTATCGGCGGCATTGTTGCGGTTTCAAGCGTCGGGACACAGATCGGAAAAGAAAGTCAGCGACTTTTCCTGCGCGGATATGAAGAGATGATGAAACGACTTGACCCGAAATGGGTCATTTTTTACGGTATCGTTCCGCCAGAATGCGACTGGAATGTGATACGCGTAAAGCCATATCAAGATGAAATCAAGAAACGGAGTCTTGCCAATGCTTCGCGCGGAAGAGATTGAATCCCTGCGAGATGCTTCGACCGATCTTCTCCGGCCTGTGATCGAATACCTCCTGCGGGATATTGCCGAGCGTGTCGCAAAGGCCGGGCAGCTCACTGCGACTGCGCAGTATGAAACGTGGAAGTTGCAGCAGCTCGGCGTGTCACAGCGGGATTTGCGTACTTACCTCAAAAAGGCGCTCAAGGTATCAAACGCCAAACTCCGGCAGCTACTCACGCAGAGCGCCGAGGTTGGCTATAATTACGACCTGAGTTCCCTGCCGACGGTGCGGGCGACCCCGTTTGAAGAAAACGAGGCCGTGCAGCAGATTGTCCGGGCGGTAATTGCACAGACGCAGGGCACGCTTGAGAACCTCACGCAGACCCTCGGCATGGTTGACCCTTACGGCAATGTGAATCCGCTGCGCGACACCTACCGCAAGTGCATGGATTACGCCTTTGAACAGGTGTCCAGCGGCGCGGTAGATTATAATACGGCCATCCGGGAGGCAACGCGAAACCTCGCCGCCAAGGGCGTGGAATTCATCGACTACGAATCCGGTGTTACGACGAGCTTGGAGGCGGCGGTGCGGCGGAACATCATGGGTGCGCTCGGCCTGATGCAGGAGCAGATCAGCCAGTACAACTACGACCAATACGGTGCGACCGGCTGGGAGATCGACGCGCACAGCAACTCCGCGCCCGACCACGAGCCGATACAGGGCAAGCAGTACACGGACGCGGAATATGAGGTGCTGAATAACAGCCTCGTGCGCCGCATCGGTACGCTGAACTGCGGCCACTCTGCGCACCCGATTGTGTACGGCGCAAGTGCCCCGCAGTACACGCCGGAAGAGCTGGAAGAAATGCGGCAGAAAAACGAGAAGGGCATCACCTTCCGGGGCAAGCATTACACCGGCTACGAGGCCACGCAGAGGCAGCGGAGGCTTGAGCGTGCGATTCGTGCGCAGAAGCGGAAAATTCTGATTGACAAGGCCACCGGCGATTTGGAAAAGCTGGAAACCGACCAGATCAAGCTGCAACTTTTACAGCAGGATTACAAAGCCTTTTCCAAGGCTGCGGGGCTACGGACACAGCACGAGCGGCTGGAAAAGGTGGGTTTTGCATGGAAAGAGGCCACGGAAAGTCGAAAGGTTGCGGAATCGCATTATAGAGAATGGTCAAAGTCAATTGGTGCAGATAATTCCATAAAAACACTTGCAGAATACTACGATGTGAAGTATAATGACTCTCCTCGGTATGAGCTTCTGCAAAGATACGCACACGATGTTGACTCTGGCTGGATTTCCCCACTTTCGCGTTTCGACAATTACGAAGCGCTATACAACCAGATTCAAACCGAGATTGTCGGAATGGCGGCAAGCAACGGAGTTGTAATAACGGGACAGTCGCAGCACTTTATGCAACGCGTAATCGGTACGATGGTAGACCCGCAAAAGCTCCGCGATAATTTGCAGATCATTCGCCGCTCTGGTGTTGACATAGAAGAAATCAAAGCAGCTATTTTCTCGCCGGAGAGGGTAGACCTGCCGGTATCTCGCCAAGATGGGATGCGCAGCATCCGATTCATCGGCGAAACGTGTGCTGTGACCGTGAACCCAGATACGGGAATGTTAATTCAAACAAATCGGATTCCAGAAAAGAGGAAACAAGATGCTTAATGCAAAAATGAGCGAGCAGTCAAGAAATTTTTTGAAAAGAAAGATTCCTGAATTTTTCGATTGCACGAACCTCCGGGATGCTTTGCTCTTACTTGATAATCTCATGTGTGACAGTCTGGACGATAACTACAACCCGACACCGGAAACACGAGAGATTGAAAGTGTGTATGACGAAATCTACTGTTGCAATTAACAGGAGGTGCGGCACATGGACAACTTTAAAGCAGTATACAAGATTCTTACCGCGCTGGAAAAGGCGATGGATTTGCCGGAATTTGACGTTATGGAGATCGGGCCGGATGCCCTCGGCGTATCGAAAGAGCGTTGGAGCCGTTATCTTGAGATGATGGCAGACGTCGGATATATCAAGGGCGTAACCTTCCGGGCGAACGTCCTCGGCGAAACTGTCGCAAGCGCAAAGAATATCCGCATCACCCTGAAAGGGCTGGAATATCTGCAAGAGAATTCCATCATGCGGAAGATTTACAATACAGCGAAAGGCGTTGTAGATATTATTACGTAACAGCGGGACAACTGAATGATGATTTAAGGCACTGTGTTTTTACACGGCGCCTTTTTTCATACCCATTTGGCCTATCTGCGGGCCTAAAACGCAGGACGGCGGGAGCTGGCGACCTCCTAAAACGCCTAGCCGGGAAAGGAAAAAACAATGAAAACGGAATTTTTACAGAATTTCAAGGTTGGCGATCAGGCTCTCCCAAAGGAGATCATTGACGCAATCCTCGCCGAAAATGGCAGGGACATTGAGGCGGCGAAAAAGCCGTTTGCGGACTATGAATCCGTCAAGGAGCAGCTCAAGACCGCCAAGGAAGGGCTGAAAGCCTTTGAGGGCGTGAGCGTGGAGGACTTGCAGGGCAAGATCACCACACTCACCAAGCAGCTTGCCGACAAGGACAAGGCATGGCAGGCAAAGCTCGACGGGATGGCCTTTGATGGACGCATCAAGGACGCGATCACCGCCGCCAATGGCAGGAACGCCAAGGCAATCGCAGCGCTGCTTGACGTGGATGCCCTCCGCGCCAGCAAGAACCAGGACGGCGACATCAAGGCCGCTCTGGAATCCCTCAAGAAGGAAAACGGCTATCTGTTTGAAGATGATCCCCCGGCGCGTTATGCGTCCGGCACGGGCACGCAGCAGATGACCGGCGCAGTCACAAAGGAATCGTTCGCGAAGATGGGTTATCGCGAACGGTTGAAAATCAAGCAAGAAAACCCAAATCTCTATGAACAAGTAAAGGAGTAAATCAAAATGGCAGATGTTATTACCACCCTGAGCAAGCTTATTGACCCGGAAGTCCTTGCGGATATGGTTTCCGCGAAGATTCCAAAGAAGATTCGTGTCACGCCGTTTGCGAAGATTGACACCAAGCTGGAAGGTCAGCCCGGCGACACAATCACAATTCCCTCGTGGGGCTACATCGGCGACGCGAAGGATGTTGCCGAGGGACAGAACGTCGAGATTGAGGAAATGAGCACCTCCACCAAGAAGGCAACCATCAAGAAGGCCATGAAGGGCGTGTGCCTGACCGACGAGGCCGTTCTTTCCGGCTATGGCAACCCCGTCGGCGAGGCTGGGAATCAGCTTGCGCTTTCCATCGCGGCCAAGACGGACAACGATGCCATGGATGCGCTGTTCACCGCCTCTCTGGCGTTCGACGGCACGGCGAATAAGATCGCCTACAACGGCGTTGTCGAGGCAATCGACGTATTTCAGGAGGAAGTCAACACACAGAAGGTGTTGTTTGTCCATCCCGAGCAGGTCACGTCCCTGCGCAAGGACAGCAATTTCATTTCTGCGGACAAGTACACCGCAGGCGTGATGCTTACCGGCGAAATCGGCACGGTGGCCAATGCCCGTATCGTTCCCTCCAAGAAGGTGCCGAAGATCACCGCAACCGTCGGAGCATCCGGCGATTCCGGTGCCGTAAAGATCACCGCGTCCAATCAGGCCACCTATGCAGGCCATGTATGGGATGCGACCAACAAGAAGGTAATCACGCCCGAGGCGGATTCCTACGTTGTGCCCGCAACGGCGAGCTATTACCTCTGCCCGCTCGTCAAGCTCCAGGAGGACGCGGAAACCGAGGACGAACTCCCGGCAATCACGATCTACCTCAAGCGCGAAACAAACATCGAAACGGAGCGCAAGCCCCGCAATCGCACGACCGAAATCACCGCAGACCGTTTCTATGTGGTCGCGCTGACCAATGAGGCGAAGGTCGTGCTTGCGAAGTTCAAGGCGTAAAGCAAGAGGTAACGCCCATGACGGATTATGAATTTTATCGCACCCAGTACATGGGCGATTCCATCGCCGAAGCCGATTTCCCTCGCCTGATTCGTCGGGCGGGGGAAACGCTTGCCCGCTATAAGCGCATCTATTCCGTCACCTCCCCGCAGGAGGATGCGGAGTCTATGGCGGCGTGCGCTATGGCTGATGCTCTGGCGTACTATGACGCGGCTTTAAACGGCGCTGGCGGCGCTGTCAGCTCGGCAAGCATCGGAAGTGTGTCCGTCAGCTATGCAGGCGCAGCAAGCGCGGCAGACCTGTCACAAAGTGCGCAGGAAACGGAGCTTTTCCGCTGTGCCTGCCTGTATCTGGATATCTACAGGGGGTGCGGCTGATGTTATCCCTACGGCAGCGCTGCCCTGTGGATTACCGGCTCTGCACGCAGACGGTGACCGTGTACCACAAGGACGGAGACGCCTACACACGTACTGTATACGACCGCGCTTTTCTGGATTTCAGGAAAACGCAGAACGTAGACAAGACCGGCAGCAGCGAGAGCAATTCCTTTTTGCTCGTCATCCCGTGCGACCATCAGACGGTGCACATTGGGGACAAGGTTTTGCTCGGGATTGGCGCGGAGATCACCACGCGGGAAGCTTGGGCGGCTTTTGCCCCGGTCAAAGTGCCCGGTCTGTGTGTGGTCAAGTATGTCGATCCAAAATACTGGCGCGGGAATATGGTGCACATCGAGGCGGGAGGTTGATATGCCGACTTACATCAGAATCAACACAAAAGGCATAGATAATCTTGTACGGCGGCTCGGCTCGCAGCAGCTCGCGCAGCGGGCGCAGATCGCAATGACGCGAGAAGTCGACAAGCGCATCGGACGGTACATGGCTTTCCGTACCGGCGTGATGTCCGGCAAAGCAAAGCGCATGATTTCCCCATCGCAAATCCTCGTTGATACGCCCTACGCGCGGTATCAGTATTACGGCAAGGTGATGGTCAACTCCAAGACCGGCAAGGGGCCGCGCCTGATTCCCGGCGTTGGTTTCCGCTGGCCGAAGGGCGCGATTCTCAAGGCCACGGACAGGCCGTTGCAGTATGACACCAGCAAAAATGAAAAAGCCGGCCCTTATTGGGACAAGGCGCTCATGGACAACGAAAGCACCGAAATCTGTGAATCCGTTGCAAATGAGATTATCCGTGCGGCAAGGGGGGAATGACCATGACGGCGCTTGAAAAAGTCCGCGACTGGATTGCCACTTATCCCGGTTGTAGCTCCCTTGACGGCCTGAGCGTTGACTACACCGACGCAAAGCCGGACAACGGTGGCTTGATGCCGGGAGGCTTGACAGAGATCAGCCGAGCAGAGGACATTCTCGGGAATATCGTCGTTACCAACCAGTACAGCTTCACGCTGTACTTTCTTTTTGCCAAATCGCCGGGGGATGACATCGGCGCGGAGGCAAATGCGCAATGGCTGCTTGCATTCCAGGATTGGGTGCAGGAGCAGTCCATCCGGCGCACCGCTCCCGTTTTTGGGGACGATGCGCGAAAAGAAACCATTAAGGCGCAGAATGGCACGCTCATCGGCGCAGACGAGGAAGGAACCGCCTGTTACACCGTGCAGCTCACTGCGCAGTTTATCAAAAAATTTGAATACGGAGGTTAAAAAATGATCGAAAGAAAGCTTATGGCGCACTACATTGACGCTGGCTTCGGCGGAGACGGCGGCGGCTCTTATACTCCGTCCTATGTCCGGCTGGGCAAGGATCTGGAGGAATACAACGTCGAGCTGAACCCCGACACCGAAACCAGCAAGAACATTCTCGGTGAATCCACCTTCAAGCACAAGGGCTATGAGGTGTCTGCTGATGCGGATCCCTACTACGCAGAAAAGGGCGATGCGCTCTTTGTGAAGCTTCAGGAGATTGTCGACAACCGCTCCACCGGCGACGCCTGCAAGACCACCGCTGTGGAGGCGCATCTCTGGGAGACGGAAACATCCGGTGCATATGTGGCATACCGCGAGGATTGCTATGTCGTGCCGACGTCCTACGGCGGAGACACGTCCGGCTATCAGATTCCGTTCACGGTCTACTACACCGGTAACCGCGTAAAGGGTACGTTCAATCCTACAACCAAGGCTTTTACCCCGGCAGAAGCTTAAAAGGAGGGCGCAAGAATGGCAGAAACCATGAAGCTTACCGTTGATACCGGCGCGGTGCAGGTCGATGTCGAGGACAAGGACGGGAAGAAGATCGGAGAATTCCGCTTTAATCCGATGGATTCCAACATCCTGCTGCGCTACCAGAAGGTCGTTGAATTCTTCAATGGCCTTTCGTTTGACAAGGATTTACCTGACGATCAGCAGCTCGAAGCACTGAACGGCCTTGCTGCATCCGTGCGGGAACAGTTCGACTATCTGTTCGGCTGCAATGTTTCCGACGGCCTCTTTGCCAACTGCGGTCCGCTTTCCGCGACGGCTGACGGCGATTTCTTCTTTGAAGAAGTCCTCCGGAAGATCGCGGCGCTGCTTGAGCAGATTTCCAAAAAGCGCATTGACGCGAAGCTCGCGAAAGTGCGCAAGGCCACAGAGAAGTACAAGAAGTGAGCGCGTGGGAACTCCCGACGTCGCTGGACGTCGGAGGCACTTCATACGCCATTCGTTCCGACTTCCGCGTAGTGCTGGATATCATCCGGCACTACGCAAGTCCGGACTACGAGCCGGACGAAAAGGCGCTGATTTGCCTTGGAATTTTATATGTCGACGACATCCCGCAGGAACTGTACGAAGAAGCTTACAAAAAGGCAATTGACTTTATTGATGCGGGAATACAGGATGATGGAAAACCGAAACCCCGGACGATGGACTGGGATCAGGACGCGCCGTTGATCGTCCCGGCAATCAATAAGGTGCTCGGCGGCGAAGTTCGCGCCATGCCGTATCTGCATTGGTGGACTTTTGTCGGCGCGTATATGGAGATCGGCGAGGGCGTGTTTTCGTCTGTCCTTGCAATCCGGCAGAAAAAAGCGAAGCACAAAAAACTGGAAAAACATGAACAGGAATTTTACAGGGAGAATAAGTCCCTGATCGATATGCAACCTCGGCTATCTGCCGAGGAACAGGCGGAGATTGACCGCCTGAACGAGATGCTGAAATGAGGTGGGTCAAGTGGCACAAGCCGACGGCAGAATCGTAATTGAAACCAGCCTAGAGACCGGAAATCTTGCGCAAGGGGCAAAGCGCATCGATGCGGCATGCAAGAGCGCGGCGCGGTCCGCTGGCATCATTGGCGAGAAAGCGCAAATTGCAGCGGCGAAAGCGGTCGCGGCCTACAATCGGCAGAATGCCGCCGTGGAGCAGCAGTCTCGGAAGGTGGACGCTCTACGGGAGAAGCTGGCACAAATGGAGAAGAACCCGGTAAAGGCAGAGGAATATAAGGCCGTATCCGACGAAGTGGCGCGGCTCGAGGTCGAACTCGGCAAGGCTTCCGAAAAGAAACAGGCTTTCTTGGATAACGGCGGCACAACTGGATCGCGGCAGTTTGCAGCTATGGAGCAGCAGCTTGAGCGAATCCGTGCAGACTTGGTTGCGGCACAGAACGACAAGAAGCGCATGGAGGCCTACGGGAATGCGTACGTCCCGCAAGACACTGCACCGGTCGCTGAAAAGCTCACAGTCGAGCAAGGGAAACTCGAAAGGATGAACGAGCAGCTTCAGATTGCGGGGATGTCCCTTGCGCGGGTCGCAAATGCGACTTCTGCGGCGTCAGCGGAAACCGGCAGATATGGCACTCAGCTTGATAAGGCGGCAAAGTCGCAGAAGGACGTTCCGGGGAAAGACACAGGCAAGAAAATGAATGACTTCGGCGTGGCCCTGAAAAACGGCGTGAAATCTCTCTTGAAGTACGGCCTTGGCATAAGAAGTCTGTACATGTTGTTTCGCAAACTACGAACTGCGCTCACAGACGGAATAAAAAATCTTGTGCAATACTCATCGGTTACAAATAAAAGTATGTCCTCAATCAAATCCAGCCTGACACAGGTGAAAAACAGTCTTGCGACAGCTTTTCAGCCTGTATTAACGGCTGTCGCACCGATACTCACAAAGCTGTGCAGTATGCTTTCGCAAGCAATCACCTATATCGGGATGTTTTTCACCGCGCTGTCCGGCGGAACAAAATTCACAAAGGCGATTTCCGTGCAGGAGGACTACGCGAAGTCACTGCAAGGGACTGGGGCGGCTGCAAAGGAGGCTCAACAGCAGCTTTCCGGCCTTGACGAGATCAATACATGGCAGGAAAGTTCCGGCGGTGGAGGTGTCGGCGTAAGCCCTTCGGATATGTTTGAGGACGTGGCGATCGACAGTAAAATTACTGGTATCGTCGAGAAAATGAAGTCTGCTTTTACACCGATTGTCACATTTATCAAGGACAATTTCATCAATCCAACAAAGCAATGGTTCGCGCAGCTTAACTTTGACGCTTTGGTTTCGTCGTCAAAGGGTTTAATATCTACGGTTCAGCCAGCGCTGGAAACGATAGGGAATCTGCTGGCATGGATATATCAAGATCTTCTTCTTCCTCTGATCGGGTGGCTTGCAACGGAGGTTGCTCCTGTTATTGGCATCGTAGTTACGGAGCTTATCAACATTGCAACTGCCGTGCTGTCCCCTCTGATTGATGGGGTAAAAAAGCTGTGGGATGCATTGAGACCTGTGGTCCAGTGGGTTAAAGATGTTGTGGTCCTTGTTATCACGAAGATTGGAGAGCTTTTTTCTAAACTCGCATCAGTATTTGAAGAAAAGGGTGACAAGATCATAAAAATCTTCGACGGGATTGGTAAAATTGTTTCCGTCGTCTGGGAAGTAGTTCGCCCGATTTTCATCCTCCTGATGGAAGTTGTTGGAGCAGTCTTTGACTTCATCGGAGACATTGTCAGCTCTGTGATTGGTAGCGTTATTGATGTTCTAGCTGGCCTCATTGATTTTATCGCTGGTGTTTTCACGGGTGACTGGGATCGCGCTTGGAATGGCATTAAGAGCATTTTTGATGGAATATGGAACAGCATCAAGGGTATTGTCCTCGGCATCTGGAACTTTATTAAGAGCGTGTTTACGTCAATTCTTGATTCGTTCGTTGGAAGTATTAAGAGCCTGATCACCGCAATTGCCGGCTTCTTCGGGGACGCGAAGGACAAAGTCCTGAACGTGTTCCGCAGCATGAAAGAAAAAATCGTTTCAATTCTCACAACTCTGGGTAACGCAGTGAAAAAGCCTGTAAATGCAATTATCGGAGCAATAAACAAGATGATATCCGGTGTTTGCAGTGGCATAAATGCGGTAATTCGCGCACTGAATAAACTGCATTTCAATATTCCTGGCTGGGTTCCGCTGCTCGGAGGGAAATCTTTTGGATTCAATATCCGAGAGGTCAGCGCACCACAAATCCCGCTGCTCGCCACTGGCGCGGTCATCCCTCCGAACGCTCCGTTTGCGGCAATCCTCGGAGACCAGCGCCATGGAACCAATATCGAAACGCCGGAGGCGCTGCTGCGTCAGGTTGTCCGAGAGGAATCCGGCGGTGCCGTGTATCAGTTTGTCGCGCAGCTTAACCGGCGCACGATCTTCCAGGAGATGATCGACGAGGCAAAACTGCGGCAGGCGAGCAGCGGCGTGAATCCGTTCCTTCTCGGGAGGGCGTAATATGGCACAGAATTACATCACAATCAACAGCGTCAAGATCAAGCAGCCGGATGAAGGGCTTGGCTATTCTTTCGAGACAACCTACACGAGCGATTCCACGCGCGTGCAATCCGGTGCGATGCACGCGACACCGATGTTCACGGTGGAATCTTTCTCCTATGTAGCGTCTTATCTGACCATAGCGGAAATGCAGACCATCTTGCAGAAGGTTGCAAAGGGAGGGAATTTCACGCTACATTATTTCTCGCCGTACTATGGGCAATGGCGGGACGATACCTTCTACGTCGGCAAAGGCTCGCTTGAAATCGGCAGGCTGACGGAGGGCGGGGAGTATTTTGACAGCCTTTCCTTTAACATGGTGGGGGTGAATCCGATTGGTTAATGTTTCCACCGAGTTCAAGAACCTCATGAAGCAGCGGACGGACTTCCTTCCGGAGGCAACCGTCACATTCTCGGATTCGTCCACGCTGGAGCTCACGCCAGCGAATTTTACAATCAGGAATAACGGCTATACCGACGGGGCAGGCTCAAACGGCCTGCCACTCGGCGTCCTGATCGGCCGGACGATCTCAATCGAGCTGGACAACCACGACGGGAGTCTGTCCGAGTACGACTTTTTCGGAGCGTCGATTGCCCTTCGGCTGCGCTTCCAGCTCTCCGCCAGTGTGGAAAAAATTGCCGTCGGCACTTTTACCGTGCTTACGCCGCAGACCGGCGGAGCAACAATCACCATCACGGCGACAGACGCATCGTGGCGCACGGATAAGACCTACACGACAAATGTGAGTTTCCCGGCGACGATTGGAACACTGCTTTCCGACGCCTGCGATTCCTGCGGTATTCCGTATCAATCGCTTACCTTCAAAAACAGCTCGTTCCTTGTGGATGCTCCGCCGGAGGGAGATTACACCTTCCGACAGATCATCGGCTATATTGCCTGTATCGCTGGAGGCAATGCCAGCATCAACCGGCAGGGCTATATGGAGATCATATCCTATGATTTTGATCATACGGCATACCACGATTTGGCAGACTGGATCAATCTCACGCTAGATACATCGGATATAACCCTGACGGGGCTTAAAACGTCCAAAACGGCCACAAATGAGGACGGCAAGGACGTCCGGGAGGACGTGCTGCAAGGCGCTGACGGATACGTTCTCGCCGTCACAAATCCGCTGATTCTGGGCAAGGAATCCGAGGCTCTCGGGCTGATGGCCGCAAATCTTGTTGGGAAGAGCTTCCGTAAATTTTCCGGGGATTATATCGGCTATCCGATTGCGGATTTTATGGACGCTGTAAAAATCACAGACCGGAAGGGAAATGCCTACTGGTCGGTAATTACAGACATAGATTTCGTGATTTCCGGTATGACCACCCTCTCCAACAGCGCTTTGTCTGCGGTGGAAAACGCCGGGACATATCCCAGCGCGGAGAGTAAGGCGGTGATAGCCGCTCGTAATCTCGTCGCGCAGGAGCGCACGGCGCGAGAAACGGCAATTGCACAGCTTAACACGCTGCTTGCGCAATCCTCCGGCATGTACACCACGAGCGTTCCGCAGGAGGACGGCTCGACAATCTACTATCTGCATGACAAGCCTACACTCGCAGAATCGACAAACGTGATGAAGCTCACCGCCGATGCAATCGGCTTTTCCACCGACGGCGGCGAAACATATCCCTTCGGCCTTGCGGTCAACGGCGATACAATCACGCGCATCCTTTCGGCTGTCGGCGTCAATGCCGAGTGGGTTAAGGTCGGCGCATCGTCCCTCCCGGATTCCATCGATGACCTCTCGTCGCAGTTGTCCGTGATGCTGGAATCCTTCACGTCGCAGTTTTCCCGCCAGCAGGAAACGATTGACGGGCTACAGACGGATATGACGACCATCCAGCAGAACGCTGACAAAATCACCCTGCAAGTCCAGAAAATTGTTGATGACGGCGTCGACAAAGTCACCACGACCACCGGCGTCACGGTAGACGGCGATGGATTGCACGTCGGAAAAGACGGCGAGGAAATGGAAACCGTCGTCGATTTCGACGGGATGGAGATCAAGCGAAATGATACCACCATACTCGCGGTAAAACCGTCCGGTGTTGAGGCCGAGAATGTCACCGTCCGAACGTATCTGACCATCGGGCTGCACGCCCGGTTTGAGGACTATTCCAACGACCGCGACAACGCCCGGACGGCCTGCTTTTTCGTTTAGGAGGTGAGATTGTGGCGAACATTCAAACCAATACCCGCAATACCTACTATGCCATCCTTGCCCTGACCGAGCAGAGCCAGAGCAACGCGGCCAACTCCACCACACTGGCCTACACGCTCACGCTCTACAATGGCAAGACCAGCTTCTCCGGCTATACTATCGGCTACCGCGTCAAGATCGACGGCGTACAGGTGGCATATCACGACAACTCCGGCAACAAGACCTCCATGGGCTGGAACGAGAGCAAGCTTCTTGTGTCCGGCACGACCGCCGTTGTGCATAATGACGACGGCAACAAGACCGTATCGGTCGATATCGAGGTCTGGACTGACAGCAATCCGTACCTGCCGATCTACATTTCCGGCTCCGGGCAAGTCAAGCTGACGCAAATCCTGCGCGAGAGCACGATCTCGGCCACGGACGCCAACATCGGCGCGGTGTCCATGATCGCGGTCAACCGCAAGTCTGCGGCCTATACGCACTCTATCCGTTACACCTTCGGCGGCTTGAACGGCTATATCACCGCAGAGGGCGGTGTGTCCGCGTCTGAAGTCAAGCTGTCCTCCACATACATTGGCTGGACGGTTCCCGCCGCTTTCTTCGGGCAAATTCCAAACGCGAAGTCGGCCAAGTGTACGCTGACTTGCAAGACCTACTCCGGCAGCACACAGATCGGCAGCGCAAAGACCTGCACGCTGACCTGCGTTGCGTCGGAGAGCGCCTGTGCGCCTCAGGTCACGGCCAGCGTTGTAGCATCGGACGCAATTACCGCGACGCTGACCGGCAGCAGCGCCAAGCTCATCCGTTATTGCTCCGATGCGCTTTGTACCATCTCCGCAACCGCCCGTAACAGCGCCACGCTCAAGCAGAAGCGCATTGCCGGTCAGGTAATCGACGGCACGTCCCGCACGATCTCGGCGATTAAGGCGGATGCGGTAACGTTTGATGCAACGGACAGCCGAGGGTATACCACCAGCGTGACGTTGTCGGTCGATCTCGTCCCGTATGTCAAGCTGACCTGCCGCGCCTCGACAACGCGCGAAACCCCGACCGGGGACAAGGTGATGCTATATATTAGCGGCAGCTGGTATAACGGCTCCTTCGGGGCAGCGGATAATACGCTCACGCTCAAATACAAGGTGGATGGCGCATCCGCATGGACGGAGGTCACGCCTACCCTCACCGGCAACACCTACAGCGCACAGGTGGAGCTGACCGGCGTCAGCTATAACGAAACGCATACACTCTCCGTTGCAGCTGCGGACAAGCTCTCGACGGTGCAGGTTAGCGACACCATCAAGCGCGGTGTACCGGTCTTTGACTGGGGAGAGCATGATTTTGAATTCCATATTCCGGTCTACTTCCAAGGGCAAACCTTAGAGGGAATGTTAGCTCTGAACGGCGATGCAATAACCGGAGTCCTGCCTATCACAAAGGGCGGCACGGGTGCTAAAACGAAGGCAGATGCCCTGGCAAACCTGAAAGCCCTCCCTCTGGCTGGTGGCGCTATGGACGCGGGCAGTAAGATTACCCATCCGGGCAATAGTTCAGCGTGGGCTGGCGGCAGAGATCTCGCTATCCTGAGACGGCCAGATGCAGTAAGAGACAGAGGCCTGTATTATCCTATCATATCGTCCAAAACAGTCGATGGTGACTGGACAATAGGAACGCTGGATAATGGACTTTTCATCAATTACACCAGTGATACAGCTTATTCCAACTGGACAGGTAATACACATCAGTTTTTGCTGAATAGTGACGGGAACATTTTCTGGCCGGGAGGAGCACAAGTCCTGGTGAATGGAACACTAGGGGCTAGTGCTAGTTCAGTTCTTAGGGCTAATTTCGACGGTCGAATTTTCAAAAATCTGGTTGTAATGATACGCTCTATTTCCATTGGTGGTGACAAATATAGTTCCTTTGTATTTCCGACGATTGCGGGCGTGTGGGGACTGTTTTTGCCGACCAGCAATGACTACTATCGCGCGGCGATGACCATAAGCGGAAGCGGGGCGAGCATGTCATGCATGCTGCAACTGGACAGCAATGTGACCGGCGTGACTGCCATGATTTATGCAACAGCGTAAGGGGAGGGAAAAATGAAAATTGAGACGGACAAAAACGGATATGTAAAAAACTATGTTATTGTCGGCGAGAGTTCTGCGTGCGGAACGGAAACGGAAATGCCGGATGGATTTGGAGCGGACAACTACGCGGCTTACAAGCTGATGGACGGTGCACTGGTGCTGGATGCGGACAGGCTTGTTGCCTTGCAGCTTGCAGAAAGGCAGAACGCGATCCGTGCGCGGCGGGAGCGCGAGTGCTACTCAGTGATCAACCGGGGGCAGCTATGGTATGAGGGCGTCAGCATCGCGCATCTTGTTGAGCTGCGCAAGTGGTACAAGGCATGGTTGGACGCACCGGCGACGCTGATCATCCCGGACAGGCCTGCTTGGCTGGATTGACGGAGGGGGATGCGAATGGAACTGGAGACAAAGGTGATCGAGAACGAGCAGCGGAGCAAATCAAACGGGCACCGGCTGGACAGGCTGGAGGAGCGCGTGGACGAGCAGGAAAAGCTGGTCACGGCGATTTGCGGCCTGCAGAAGGACATGGAGCACACCAAGAGCGACGTATCGACAATTAAAACCAACGTCGATAAGCTCCTGGAAAAGCCAGCGAAGCGCTGGGACGGCGTGGTGACGGCAGTCGTGACGGCGCTGATCTCGGTGTTGGTGGGCGCGCTGCTGGGGCGGCTGATCTGACCGCAGCGGGAAAGAAAAAAACCGGGCAACCGGTGAATTTTGAAAGGAGAAATGGAAATGAAACTGAGCAACAAGGTCTATGACATTCTGAAGTGGATCGCGCTGTATCTGCTGCCCGCGCTGGGCACGCTGTACTTTGCGCTGTCCGGTATCTGGGGGCTTCCCTACGGGGAGCAGGTCGTCGGCACGATCACGGCTGCGGACACCTTCCTCGGTGTGCTGCTGGGCATCAGCAGCGCCAGCTACAAAAAGTGGGAAAACAAGTGCATCAAATTCCCAAAGGAGGCCGAATAAGCCATGACGGAAACTCAACTCAGGCAGAAGGTCGTCAATCAGATCAAGTCGTGGGTCGGCTACAACAACGCTGATGGCAGCCACAAAAAGATCATCGACATCTACAACAGCCACAAGCCCCTCGCACGAGGCTATAAGCTGCGATATACCGATGCATGGTGTGCCGGTACGGTATCGGCCGTGGCGATTGCCTGCGGTCTGACCGACATCATGCCGACCGAGGTCGGTGTTGGTGAGATGATCAAGCTCTACCAGCGCTTGGGACGCTGGGAAGAAAACGACGCCCACGTCCCTCGACTTGGCGACGTGATCGTGTACGCATGGAGCGACAATGGTGTCGGGGACTGCACTGTCGGAGATAGCCATGTAGGAATCGTCACCGACTGCGACGGCAAGACAATCACAGCGACCGAGGGCAATATGGTCGTCAACGGCGTGCATCTGGTCGGTTATCGCACCATCCCCGTCAATGGCCGGTACATCCGTGGCTTCGGCTTGCCTGACTATGCCAGCAAAGCCACGGAGGCAGAGCCGACAACGCCTGCGCCGACACCGGCACCCGAAGAACCGAAAAAGGAGGATACAATCACTATGGAACTGAGAATGCTCAAGCGCGGCATGAGCGGCAACGACGTGCGTGCGGCGATGCTGCTGATGAAGGACAAGGGCTATTATCCCTGGAATATCCCGGCGACGGACAAGCTGTTTGGCGCGAAGATGGAGCAGGGGCTGAAAAAGATGCAGGCGGAGCACGGCCTCGGCGTGGATGGGCTGCTGGGGAAAAATAGCTGGACGTACCTGCTCAAGTAATGGCACCGATGGCCCGCATCAGCCTGCCGCCCGCGCTGCAAGGGCTGACAAGGGGCGAGATGGAGCGGGTGATAGAGCAGGCGAATGTTGGCGCAGAAAATGAGAAGATTGCCAGATTGTACTTTGTGGACAGACTTCCGCAGGTGGACATTGCCGCCGAGCTTTACCTCGGAAGAGCTACCGTCCAGCGGCGACTTCCGGGCATCCTACAAAAAATCGAGATTGCGTCGAAACGCTTGAAGAGCTAACTTTTCCCACCCTTCGGGGTGGGAATTTTTTTATTTGATGCGCAAGTGATGCCGAAGTGAAGCACAGAGCGAGGGTGGAAATGGTAATCTCTACCTATGAGGTGGCCACCTTAAATCTTTTTTCAGGAGGAAACTCAAATGGTAGAAATCGAAAAGACCGGCGGCAACTATGCCTCCAAAGGGCTAGCAGGAACCGCGCTCGGCTTCGGCATTGGCGGCGCTGCGCTTGCTCTGGCAAACGGCGGGCTTGGACTTCTCGGTGCAAGCCGCACGATGGGCGCTGCCCCATACGGCGGCGGTTGCAGCGAGAACACGCCCGTCAGCCGTTACGAGCTGGGGCAGGAGCAGAAGATCGCGGAATTGCAGTCCCAGATCGCACTCCGCGACGCCAACACCTACGGCGATCAGAAGATGCTTGAGATGTACAAGTACATCGACGGACAACTCAAGGACGTGCGCTCTGCACTCTGCTCGCAGGCCGTACACAATCAGCGCACGGAGGACAGCTTCGCGCTGGTGCGGCAGGATGTGGAATGCGTCAAGAAGGAATGCCTTGCTGCGGTTGATCGCGAAGCGGAGCGACGCTGCTGCGGTGATAACTCCATCGTGACCTACGCAAACGCCACCTTTTACCCCAAGCAGGTCGCGGACGTCACCACAGGCACCGCCACAACGGCACAGACGCTCTACAACCCGCTCCCCAAGTGCGGGGGCTGCTGCTCCAAGTAAGCGCAAAAAGGGGCGGCAGTAGCCGCCCCGAGCCTTAAAACAGGAGGTTATACACTATGGCAAAGATGGAAAACGTTCAGTCCGGCATTGCGAGATTTATCGACCGCGATATCGCGCCGAGCCTTTCCGGCTGGGATAAAGTGATTATTGCGGCAGGCGGAGGCATTCTGGCCGCGCGTTTACCGGAAATTCTTGCACAGTATGCCGAGAGACCGATTTTCGCGGCGATGCGCATCTATGACCCTGAAAGCGGGGACGTGGACATTGATGCCCTCTATCAGGCCGCAAAGCCGTATATGGGGACGGAACCGTTGCCGCTCAAGATCCCGGCGCTGAACGTCACAATAAAAATGGGCAAGAAGGAGATCGACACCCTTTACACCTACATCAAGGAGGAGCTATAAATGAAAACGATAGAGCTTTTGATGGATCACATCGAGGACGAGCTGAACGATGCCTACACCTATGCAAAGCTGGCGCTGGAATATAAGGGCACGGACCCGGAGATGGCAAACCTTTTCTACAAGCTTTCCGGGGAAGAAATGTCGCACATGACCGCTCTGCACAACTGCGTAGTGAGCCATATCGACGCCTACAAGCGCACTCACGGCGAAGTACCAGAGGCCATGCGGGCCGTGTATGATCACCTGCACAAGCGCCAGGTTGACCGTGCGGAGAGAATCGAAATTATGCAAGCAATGTACAAAAAGTAGCCAACCATAATGATATTGCCGCCCCAAAGGCGGCAATATTTTTTTGCAGGGGGGGTTGACGTGATTGTAATCGTAATATATACTATAACTGTAACGCATAAGCAACGACAACCGCGGAAAAATTAAGCCCCCGCAAGAAATTATCAGGGAGGATGCAACAATGTCAAACATGTCGAACGACGAAA